CCTTTTGACTTTGCAAACTCTATTAACACTTCTTCGTTCTTTGTTTGTCCAAGTTTTTCCTTAGCTAAGCTATTCAAAGTATAAGAGAACCTGTTTTCGTCAATCAAAGCGCTTGAAATCATTGTGTCATGTATAGTACCATTAACGGTTATACCCATTGATCTTAGCCAACCAACATCATACGAAGCATTGTGAAATACCTTGGCCATAGAACAAGCCAATGTTTTTTTAATCCATGCTACTACTTTATCTTTATCAAGATTACCTTCTGAGTGTGCAATCGGATAGTAACCTTGCCAATCTTTAGTAGCTAAAGCAAAACCAGTAACATAGCCTTTACCAGTAGCCCACCCTGAACCGTGAGTCGTTAAATTTATATCGCAAGTCTCTAAGTCGACAGCTAAATATTCTTCGTTCGATAGATCCGGAAAGTATTCTTCCGGCACCCACTCCGTCCACAACGGTTGACTAATTACGCTCACACAAAAACTCCTTTAATTTATTTAGAAACCAAATTGCTTTGTCGAGGTCTTCGATCTGTTTGCCCTTGTGCTCGTAACGCCATAAATATTTCATGGCACTGCCTTGCAAATAATATTTAAACCCAGAACCTAAACAAGATTTAATAGCGTCAATACATTGTACTTCGCCTTGATTATAATGTTCCGGATAGTTAACGTTGTCGAAATCCATCTATGCTACTTTTTTGCTTTCGTTATGTAATTTGAAAATCATATCAAAATTAAATCGATATGGCAAACTCCTACACATATAAACATACATATTTTTCTTAGATCGAGTACACGCAACATAGAACATTCTTACAATAGCATCACGTTCATTGTGTGCTTGACTCATATACTTTTTGTGAAAAGGCATTTCCATATTACCTACAACTACAGTGTTAACGTCTTCGCCGCCTTTCATTCCATGAATAGTGGATAGTTCTATTTTTGGATACTTAGAAAATATATCTACTTTGTTGTCTACGCAGTCTATAATATACTTACGCTTACGTTGCCACTCTGGATTCTTTATGTCACCAAAATGTCGCTTCCAATCTATTTCGAAATCAAAGTCAAAGAGTTCTTCTAGCGCCGTTCCATTATACAATTGATCAGGATCTAATTCTTCCCATTGTTTAGGTTTAAAGTTAGGCGGCTTAACTAAAGTTCTATAGTTTAACAAATCAGACTTAGATACATATTTATTTTTCTGCAAATCAAAATAACATTTCAGTGCAGATAGTATCTTTGCTCCCACTGGATAGTGTACATAACCACGTGCAGTTATTTGTTTGAACCATACTCGACGTTTAAGTAAAAGTTCTTTTATTTCTTCCATGATTCTTGCACCAGTAACCATGATAGTCCAAGACTCATTGTTATCTAATGGTATAGTAACAAACTGATCGGTATAAAATACTTGACCCTGTTCTTCTCGCGCTGATACATATTGTTTGTCCTCACGTTCTTTAATGCGTTGACTAATTATGTTAGCAAAGTTTATGTGCTCTTGTGTAAGTCGGTGAGATTTTTCTAGATGCGTTGCATCACACACATTCTTATAGGCATTTAAAAAATATTTTACTTCACCACCATTCCAATCAAAGATCGCTTGGTCGTCATCACCAGCGAGATATAAGTAGTCAACTGATCCCTTGTCCGTGAGCCGTTTGATTACTTCCCATTGACACCATGCCGAGTCTTGTGCCTCATCGAGAAAGACTGCTTTGTAGTTTTGAAATCTATTTGCTTTCAAAGCAAACAATATTTGATCCGTAAAGTCATGTAACTGATTGTTTTCTTTGTATTTTTCCCAACTTTCAACGTAGTATTCGACGTGTTTCCATTTATAATTACGCTCGTTCAATCGCATAAAAGACTCGGTCAAAGAAAGATTTGCTACGCGTTTTAAATTATAAACTTGAATAATAAAATTATTATCTAAGTCAGAACCATATTCTCTTTTTACATCACCACGTTCTTTTGCCGCCCAATACTCAAAGTCACTGACACCAATTAATTTACTGCCCTCACCTTTTATGTATCTGTTGCATAGTCCGTGGATCGTGGCAAATGATTCGTAGCCTTCGGTTTTTTTAGTAACACCTAATCTACCGCGTACTTCATCAATACCTTTGTTAGTAAAAGTTATGTAACAAATGTCACGTGGATGAATATTTAATTTGTCGCGTAGATGTAGTACTTTGCTAATTAAATAATTAGTCTTGCCAGTTCCCGGTGGGCCAAATATTTTCTTAGCTTCAATCAAAATGCTTCTCCTTTAATTATTTCTTTCGGTTCTATTTCTTGTCGGTTCAAATCTAACAAGTCTGGATTGATTGACCACACGTGCACCGTAGCACCGTTAATATTAATTTTTGTAGTCTCTGCTTCAAGTCCCGGATTAGTTATAGACTCTCCTTTTGCTCCAGTGGCTTTACCTTTTAAAAAATCATTTAAGATGTGTGCGTCTTTTTGGGTATCACGAATACATTTAGTAGAAACTAATGCTGAACGTAAATTATCATATTTAAAATAAATTCTTTTTTTCTTAGTATCGTGAAAGGAATTTCCTGTTAAAATACTTTCTTTGTCATCGCCGTGTCCAGTACCAAGTAACCAGTCAACAATGCCAGCACGAGTCCTATCGTTTCTTGTGATGCCTTCAGGTAACTGAACATACTCTAAACGTTCGCGTAAGTGACCATTCAAGATATTATCAAAATCTTCGTTGGCCATCCTTGGTGGTTTAAAGTCTAAGTGTTCACACACCAAATCACGCCAAAGTTTTTGGTCACTAATTTGTTTTATGTCTGCGCGCATAACATAACCGGATTCAAAAGTTATGTAATAAATAATAGGATCATCCAATACTTTGTGTATTTGAGTTATTTGAAAACCACTGTTATCAAAGTCTCCAGACCGTGTAACACCAAACTTTCTGTTAACGCACACAGAACGATTGCAGTAACTTTTTAATGGTTCTTGCTTACAAAGATAATGATACCCAGTATTGTTTTCGTCATCTAAGTGTTCGCCCGGTTCAGTCACAGTGTTAGTATCGGCTTCAGCATGTGACATCACGGAAGCATAGGTTCTTGACACCTCAGTCATACTTAAAGGGTTCTTAATATATTTTTCGTTAGCTTTTTTTAATAGTTCAAACCAATCTTCACCACTTTCCTCGTGCATCTTTCGATACATCACAGCAATATTAAATAGATAATTGTTACGTCCGCCTTCGTCACAGCCACGTAAAGCAATACAATTATTGCAGGGTGGACCATCGGGAAAAATAATATCTGTCTTTACTTCTAATTTATCTAAGGACTCTATTACTGTATTTTCATAGAGAGCATAGAACTCAGTTAAAGATAAGTTTCTAGTTTGATTGTTTTCGATCACCATTGCATAGCGGTCAGTTTTGTCAGAATTAAAGTAAGGAGTGTTGACATAGTTTCCAAAAAACCCTTGTGGCAACTCATTTTGTTTTGGAAAAACTTCAGAGCCTTGAAAGCCTAACAGCGCAGAGGCCTCTTCTAATTTCTTTCTCAGTAGCTTTGCTTTGACCGGAGTCTTAAAAAACGCATAGACATGTGCTCCACCACTCTTAGATTTAATAACAATAAAAGGTAGTTTAGCTTTTTCTATACTCGATAGTAATTGCTTATGATCAAAGCCTTCATAAGAGTCGATATCAATACAACCCCAATAGCATTCATGTTGTTTGTTAATTGGAATGACGCCAATACTTTGCGTACCATTAAGATGATTAACCCACAAAGTTTCGTGTTCCGATAGTTGTTCGCCTTCTTTTAAGGCTAAAGTACGGCAAGTGCCTTTGACCTTACCTCGATGATCCTTTTCTCCAGAATCAATGTAAGTGCCGTATGCTTCTTCGTTGCCTTTAAATATTTTACTTATTAGAGGAATGCTCATTGTTCACCATAAAAAAAGGGGAGGCTATTAACCTCCCCTATTAATTAAAACGCGTCTTTGCGTTCTGCTTGTACGTCTTCTTCGTGCTTAACTTCAACAGTCTTATTGTTGACGCCTTGCGCAAAGTTTTTAGCCGTATCATACAGTCCTTGATCCGTAACCGGACCAACCTTAAAGACGTCCCAGCCGAACCAAGTTCCCTTTTGGTTGCTCTGCGGCATAGTTTTCATTCTATAAGTTGTACTGTAAGCAGGTGGTGTAAACGGTTTCCCGTCTTTCCCTTGCATTTTATTAGACAGCATCATTGAGTTCCACTTACGAGAAATTTTTCGTCCTGTGGATTTCATTGTGATAAGTGCCTGTTCATAGTTACCATCAGCATCTACAACAAGTACAAAGTGATTGGCGGTCTCTTCAACAACATTACCACTTGGCAATCTGTTGGTGTTACCATCTCTAGGCGCTGTGCTTATATCAAACTCAGAACCATGAATAGCAACAGGAGCGCCAGTACCAGTACCGCGTTCTGCCCATTCTATGAACTCTCTTTTATAAAAACAAGGAATCACATCTATTCCTTCTTCTCCGTCATAGAGTTTACCAGTAACACTGTTTATAATGTTGCCGGGTTCAGCACCCTCAACAAACTTGTTACTAGTTTTATTACACTCGTTTGACATCTGACTTAACACTTTTAAAAATGGTAGTGCCATGTCTTCAGTCGATACTATATTTTCTAGTCCGCTCATTGAACTAGCATCTTCTAGTATTGTATCGAGTGCTACGTTTGATGTTGCTGTTGCAACCTCAGTTTTCTTTTTCGTTTTCGTTGTCATTATTATTTCCTTTTAACTTTTGCTTGTCTACCCACAAACGTTTTAAATAGCTCTTCAGGTGGTAGAGCCGCACCTTTTTGGTGCAGTTCCTTAAGAGTTGCTTTTAAGGTAGCCGAGGCGACAGACAATGCCTGTTCGACCTCGTACCCATTTGCGGTGGCTAACTTGGAAAATTCCACAGCCTTCCCGTCTTCGTTACGACCAAACCTAGCTGAGATCTCGTTTTTAATGAGGTCACCTAAATTATTGTCACGAAGCCATTGATACGCCTCAGCCCTTTTATCAAGGTCTTTAGGAGGCGGTATCGATATACCATAAAAATTCTCTACGGTAATAGAACTACCGTCATTTAATTTTAGTTGTGATAAATTTTTGTCAGCCATCCACTCTGGAATCTGTACTCGTTTTATGTCTAAAACTTTTTCTTGTTGATCTAGCAAAAGTTTCTTTGTAACTTCAACTTCCGCTTCTGCGTCTACAAGATCTTGGCATAACGCACCTAATGTTTGCGCGTCATCGTTTTCTACTGACTCTACTGAGCTAGTTTCAAAATTGTTCTTCTCCATATTTCTCTTCTTTCTGATATAAGTTAACACTTAAAGGATAGTACTTACTTGATTCTCGATCCCATTTCAACATTTTAAATTTCCCATGGTTAATATCTGCAACTACAGCACTAGTAGAAGCAATGATAGCAGGATCACCCACAAGAAGTAAATAATCTTCGTCGTCAAAATCTTTAAGTTTCTTTCTAAGTTCATTTATTAATGCTCCAGTACTATAGACCAATTGTGCTCGCTCTGTAAATAAAAATTTTACATCACCAAAAGGTAATGCTTTCATTACATCCATTTTCGGCACGCCTCTAGCAGTTCCGGGAGGTTCTTGTACACAATATACGGTCATATATTCTTTCTTGACTATTCAATTAATTTTCTTATTATAAGGTTTTTAGAAAGAAAGACAATAGAAAGAAAGATATAGGTATGAATTATAAATTTAAGACTAAGCCATATAAACATCAACTCAAAGCATTAGAAAAGAGTTGGGATAAAAAAAACTTTGCTCTGTTTTGCGAAATGGGAACAGGTAAATCTAAAATATTACTAGATAATATTTCAATGTTATATGATCAAGGTAAGATTAAAGCGGCCATTATAGTAGCACCAAAAGGTGTGTACAAGAACTGGGTAGAACAAGAAATACCAAAACATATTCCAGACCACATTGATTGTAGAACTTTTTATTGGGTAGCCCCAAGTCAAAGATCCAAGCAAGACAAAGAGATGTTAGAACAGATGTATGCCGAGACAAGAAACCCTTGCCTGACGTTCTTTGTTATGAACGTAGAGGCCTTCTCTACTAAGCCGGGCAAAGATGCCGCAGAGAGATTTATGTGGGCATATAAAACTTTAATGGCTATAGACGAAAGCACCTCCATTAAAACACCTAGTGCCGCCCGTACAAGAAATATTTTATCTGCAGGCATGAGTGCTCCTTACAAAAGAATTATGACGGGAAGTCCAGTAACTAAAAGTCCTTTAGATCTATTTTCACAGTGCGATTTTTTAGATTCAGAGCTCCTTGGCCATGATTCGTTTTACTCGTTTCGAGCACGATATGCTAATATGCAGACTATCAATTTAAATGGTCGCTCAGTAAATATAGTTCGACCATACAATAGTTACCGTAATCTTGGTGAGCTATCAGACATCGTTACACAGTTTTCTTACCGCATACTTAAAGAAGATTGTTTAGATTTACCTCCAAAAGTATATCAACGTCGAGTAATTCAAATGACGCCCGAACAAAGACGCGCGTATGATTCTATGAAGTCCATAGCTTTAGCTGAACTTGACAACAAAGTATGTTCTACCATGAACGTCTTGACACAAATGTTGCGTCTACATCAGATAACGTGTGGTCATTTTAAAGCTGACGATGGCACTGTTACTGCACTAAAGAACAATCGTTTGGCTGAATTGTTAGATGTACTAGATGAATGCGAAGGTAAGGTCATTATATGGTCTAATTACGTAGCTGACATCGAATTAATAGCCAAAGAACTAGGTAAAAAATA